AGACGTGGGAGATGGGCGGTTATGTCTTCGAGATCGCGCTGCGTGTGGAGTATGCGCCTGAACAGTATCTAATCGAACGCTAAAATAAAATGCCCTTGGCGGTAACCAAGGGCGAGTAAAACGAAACCTTTCAACAAGACAAAAGTATGGAAAAAACAAAAGAACCTCAGCTTGAAATTGCGAAAGCGCTAAACCAAAATGTGTTGGCCGTGCTGGGCAATGACAAGATCCAAGGTTTTGAGCGCGCCTTTTTGCTGGCTGAGGCCATCGCAAAACTTAAGGAATTGCTCACGGCTGAAGTGATGAAACCGATCATGGAGCTTCAGGGTAATCGCCTTGGCTTCAAAACGGATAAGGACGTGGCCCAGGGCGGCGGCAAAGGACCCGGCTACCCCATGGAGATCGTTCGTAACTGCCTTATCGAAGCCGTCCTCTTCGGGCTGCAGCCCACAGGCAACCAATTCAACATCATCGGGGGTAATATGTACGCGACCAAGGAAGGATGCGGCCATCTATTATCGAAGATTCCCGGTCTCACCTGGAACGTCAGCCCGCAATTGCCGCGAATTAAGGACGGATCCGCCGCAGCCATGATGGAAATTGAATGGACCTATGGCGGCGAAAAGGGAGTCAAGAACATCGACTTCGCCATCAAGGTAAACCAATACCGGGGCGCCGACGCCGTGCTCGGGAAGGCCACCCGGAAGGCCCGCAAGTGGCTATTCGACAAGATCACTGGTATGGAATTGCCGGAGGGAGATATTCAGGATGTTGACGCGACGGTCACCGGCTCCCGGATCAACGATACCCCCAGCCTGGAGGACCTGCAGTTGCTCTTCGATAATAAGAAGGCGCTTCTTTCTCCCGATGAACTCGCGAACGCCGAACGCATCATCACCAACCAGGAACAAAACAGCTATTCCAAACTTCTTAAACTCTTACAATCCAAATGATCAACAACACTCCCCGTATCGGAAACTTTACGTCTTCCGAGATCGGTGCCCTCATGTCGAAAGACCGCAGCGGAAAAGGGTTCGGCGCTCCGGCCTTGACCTATATCAAGGAAACCAATATGGAGCGGCGGCTCGGGCGCTCCTTAACCGACGAGATCAACGCGCGACCCCTAATCTGGGGGAAACTCCTGGAAGGGCATGTCTTCAGCCTGCTCGGCCTGGAATACACGCTCTCCAGCACAGAAACCATTTCACATCCCTCTATCTCTTTTTGGTCCGGATCGCCCGACGGCGGCAAATACCAGCCTGCCAGAACGGTGGTCGATATCAAATGTCCTATCACCCTGAAATCGTTCTGCCAATTGGTAGATGCTTATCGGGAAGGGGGGATTGAAAAGGTCCGCGACGACCACAAGGACGGGGAAAAGTACTATTGGCAGCTGGTGAGCAATGCCATCCTGACCGGCGCGGATCATGCGGAGCTGATCGTTTACATGCCCTATCAGTCCGAATTGTCGGACATCCGGATGCTGGCTGCTAATGTCCCCGGCGAAGTAGCTGGAAAGTATTACTGGATCGCGATGGCCGGCGAAGACGATCTGCCATTCATCAAGGACGGAGGCTTCTATAAGAATCTTAATATCCTGGGATTCCCGGTCCCGGATGCCGACAAAGCCGCGCTCACCGCCGCCGTGCTCAAGGCCGGAGAGATGCTGATCAACCAGCCAAAACAATTGGCGACTCCGGACGATTCTACACCCTATGAAATGGTTCTTGACGATACTAATGCACTCAAAATCTAAACTACTTGCACATGAAAATCAAAGATATCACCCTCAGCAATTTCTCGAAGTACGACCAGGTGAACGTCTCCTTCGATGACAATATCACCTACCTCATTGGTAAGAACGGTTCAGGTAAAAGTACCCTGGGCATCACCGCGATATGGTTCATGTTCTGCGGTATAGCCGAAAAGGCCTCCGGCGGGAATTCCCCGCTGATCGGCGAACGGTTCCGGTTCATCGGACCCAAGGCGGCTACTGCCAGGGGAGAAATGACGCTCGTTGATGAAAAGACCATGGCCGAGATCAAGGTTCACCGCAAGCTCACCAAGACCGGCACCGAGGTTGCCTTCGAAGGACCGGAAGGATTGACGCTGGATCAAAAGTGGCTGACCGATCTTTTCAATGTCTTCCTCATCAGTCCGAAAATGTTTTGCCAGCTTTCCCCGAAGGAACAGGCTAACGCGCTCGGTATCGATACCTCAAAGTTTGATGCCGAGATCGGCGCCTTGAAACTTGAACATACCGCGATCGGGCGCGAGATCAAAGCCTTTGGCGATCTTCAGCCGTTGGAGGAAGTGCAGGAGGTCGATGTAAAGGCATTACAGGTCCGCCGCGAAAACATCCGCAAGGCCATGGAGGTTATCTATCGGCAGAACCAAATGACTAATAAAGCCACGCGCGAAGCCTTTGAGGCGGCGAAGAGGGAGATTGACGGATCAACATCCACGTTTAACCTCGAGCAGGATCGCCTCCGCTATAAATTGAATGCGATAGATGAAGCCTGGGAGGTTCTGGAAGGATACGGGTATGACGATGCTGAGAGGGGTGGCAGCATTTCCGCTTGGCGTGAGGAACTCGGAAAGGTGCAGCCGCGTAAAATAGCTGCCGATCTTTACCCCGCCGCGCCTACGGACCTTTCAGAAAAGGACGCCGATTATGAACCTGCCGAGGGCGAACTTGTGCTAATCCGCGAAATCCCCAGCGATGCGGAATTGAAAGCAGTTGATGCCGAAATCGCCCAGGCCTCCGAAACCAATAAGAAGGCGCTCCTTTATCAGCAATACCTCGAACGTAAAGCCGCCAAGGAAGCCAAAGAAAAGGATCTGTCCAACAACAAAGCGGCCCAGGCCAAAAAGCAGGAAGAACGCGGTGCCTTCATTGCCTCGTTCAAATTCCCCTTCAGCAATCTCACGGTCGGCGATGATGGCGAACTGCTCCTGGCCGGTAAGCCTATCAAAGAGCCTTACTTCTCAACCGGCGAAATCCTCAAGGTCGTCCCGATCCTGCTGAGCACCAGCAACCCGGAATTGAAATATGTCTTCCTGCAGGACTTCAACCTCATGGACGAGGATAAGCAGGCTGAGGTGGCCGATTATCTCACCGGAAAAGGCTTCCAGCTGGTCGTCGAACTCGTGGGTAAAAAGAAGGTCATCGACAAAAATTGCATTTTGCTCCGCGATAATGTAGTGGTCGAAGACTACGAGGCGGCAAATGAACCTCAATTAAGTATTTAATCATGGGGCTAGAAGAACTTAGGCGCATCAAATCCGGTAAGGATCGCTCCGACCGCGGCGCGGCGAAGAAAGAAAAGCAGAAGGAAAAGTCGGATGCGAAAAAGCAGGCCCGGAAAACCCCTCTCAAAAAGGGCTATTCTCTCAAGACCGGCCAACGGAGCGAGAAAATGAAAGGGGTGATAGCCGCTCTTCGCCCACTGTACGATCGGTTCCTTTCCTCTCACCCTGATTGCGAGATCCGCAGTGAGGTATGCACAGGGCCAGCCGAATGCGTCCACCATACGCAGGGGAGGGGAATAAAGGTGATCCTAGATGACTCGAAATGGAAGGCGTCCTGTACAGCCTGCAATACCCACGTCGAAAACAAGGACCAGGAGGCGCGGGAGAAGGGCAACAAGGTGTCTCGGTTGAGTAAACATTAGCAAACTTCCTAAAAATCAATACTATTAAAAGCGTTTTATGCCAAAGAAAAAGACTGCTGAAAGGGCACCCGAAGCCACCCCGTCGCCGATAACCGGTTATAAAGGTTTCAACAAGGATCTAAAGTGCCTCGACTTTCAATACGAGGTAGGCAAAGAAGCCGCCATGCCGGAAGGAAAAAAGCTCGCGTGCTGCCCTAGCGGTTCCAGCGAAGGCGGCCTGCACTTCTGCGAGAATCCGCTCGACATCTTTGTTTACTATCCGCCTGCAGGCGAGGATGGGACGTTGAATCGGTTTGCGGAAGTGGAAAGCAGGGGTGAGACTGCCGCAAAGGGCGATGATTCGAAGCGTGCATGTTCTCGTTTGTTCATAAAGGCCGAAATCAGCCTAAGCCATTTGATCGGTGCGGGTATAAAGTTTATTCTCGACCGAGTGAAATGGGAGGAAGCGAAGGAATCCGCACGCGGCAACCAGAGCGCCGCGACCAACACCGGGGACCGGAGCGCCGCGACCAACACCGGGTGCCGGAGCGCCGCGACCAACACCGGG